CTAACCTAAAGTTCTTGAAGAAGATTAACCTCACCACCTTTGATGGGGCTGAGGCTACGGTAGTATTGAACTGGGCATACGACTATTCTGGTGCGTACAAGAAGCAAGCGTATACCTTACCCAAGTCAAATGTAGGACAATATAACATCTCAGAATTTAACACCGAGGCAGAGTATTCTTCCTCTATCGCATTGATAACGCGAAAGAAAATCAACACGTCAGGGCAGGGTACAGTAGTAGCCGTTGGCGTAGAGACCACAGTTGATGGCAAGACCATTGCCTTGCAAGAAATTAATATTCAAGCCCTAATGGGAAGGATTGTGTAATGTCTAACTACACGAAGATAACAAACTTCGCCGCCAAGGATACTTTGGTTAGTGGTAATCCCGCTAAAGTAATCAAAGGCACTGAGGTAGGGGCTGAGTACGATGCAATTGCTGTCGCAGTAAACAGTAAGTCAAACTCTGAGTCTCCTACATTCACAGGAACGGTAACCGCAGCTAACTTAGTCGTTAGTGGTACGTCTACCTTTGCAACAATTGATGGAGGCACTTACTAATGGCTAACCCACTAACAGACTTTCTTAGCGGTTTAATAGGCAGTAATACAGGCAATGTTATTGCGGGATTTGGGGGAGCGGCTGCGCAAAACGAAGCAATTAAAGACATTCGCGGCCTAGGCAAAGACGCTACAACAGCTATCTATGGCCCAGATTATACCGTTCCTGAAGGTGGCTTGCTTGGCATGGTCAAAGCTGAGTCTCAGTTTAAACCGTTTGGCATTACCACGCCTACTGGCGCAAGAGCTACTTTTAGTTCTACGGGCAACATGGATACAATGCTAAGCCCTACTGAACAGGCTTTGCAGGAAAGAATGCTAGGCTTTGGTAGTCGCGCATTTGGGTTCTTGGATGACCCTGAAGCTCGTGCAGACGAGCAAGCTAATGTAATAGGTATGCTTACGCAAGACCCTACACAAAGGGCTGCGCGAGAGCAGGAAATAATGGGCAACCTTACAGCTTTGCAAGCACCTGAGCAGGAGCGTCAACGTCTTGCCCTCGAGGAGCGTCTATTTGGACAGGGAAGGACAGGTGTTCAAACCAGTATGTTTGGTGGTACGCCTGAGCAACTTGCTCTTGAGAAGGCCATACAGGAGCAGCAAGCAGGTTCTGCATTAACCGCTATGGAACAGGCTCGAGCAGAGCAAGCGTTAACGTCACAGCAAACACTGCAAGGCTTGGGTGAGACACGAGCAAGACTAGGGCTACTAGGCGAGTTAGGTCTACAGTCTCTACCTGCCGCCTATCAAGGCCAGAACCAACTCCTCGCGAACCTTGCCCCTGCATTAGAGGAAGCAAGACTTCGAGCAGCCTTGCAGTCTGATGCATTGGGAATAGGAGCAGGATTAGCAGAGACAGGACTAGAAGCGCAGCTAGGCTTTGAAGGTCTTGCAGCATCGTTACGTCAGCAGCAGTTCCAAGGTTTGTTTGATTTGCTAAAAGGCGAGCAAGCCAAAGAAGCTGCCGCTGCATCGAAGCCTGTAATTAACATGGGGGCTATGCCTCAAAGTGTTCCCGCTGGCGGCAACTACTCATTTACTATTGGTTAGGGAATCAAAACAATGGCTATCAATATAAACACCCTCTTCGCGGACATCATTGATACTCCTGAGCAGCGTCAAGAAAAGCTACTACAGCAGGGCATGACACAAGGCAGGTTGTTGTCTTCTAATCTTACCGGATTAGCTAGAGCCGCAGCTCCTCTTGCTCAGATGGCAGGTCAGCTAGGCGTACAGCGTAACGAAGACTTGCGCCGTGCAGTACAGCCTATGCTTGGGATTGATCCAAGGACTACAGGCGAGAAGCTCCAAGAAGCGTTAAGCAAAGTGGACACTTCTACTCCTGCGGGAATGTTACAAGCAGCAAACATGGTTCAGTCTATAGACCCGCTTCGCGCTGCTACCCTGCGTCAAGAAGCCGCGAGACTAAGAACTGAAGCAGAAGACAGAGACCTTACCCGCAGAACTCAAGAAGCAAGTCTGAGAGCTTCTGGATTGCAAGAAGCAAGTGCTGCCTTGCAAATCTCCGAAAGAGGTCAGGCTGTTATTGATGCGCAAAACTACCGAGAAAACTTGCCTACATTAGCAACGGCGGTTCGAAATCTCGGCACGGAATACGAAGCCATAGCTACTGGTATCGAGAATGGAGTTCTTGATCCAAAAGACGGAATGCGTGATGTTGCCTCTATCCAATCCGCACAGTTTAGAGCAACACCTAAAGCAGAATTTAAACCAATCCCCGCAAACCAACGCGATGGTTACTTAGAGTTAGCTAGGGAGCGACCAGTATTAAACAAAATGCTTAAAACAAAAGGTTGGTGGGGTGGTGATCCAGACGTAAGCGAAGCAAGGCTCTTAGAACTTGCGGGAAAATTTAGCTCAATGCCTAGCAACATAAACAAAACTCCAAGCGAAATCTTGGAGTTGGTCGAAGCATCTATTACAACGGGTACTGGCGCTGACTTATTAGAAGTAGATGTTGAGGAAATGGCGCAAGACATAGCAGGAGAGTCTTCATTAAACAACAATCCTGAAGCCGCAGAAGCAGCGGCTCAAGCGGCTGCTGCTCAATTAGCAGGAACTGCCCCTGCTTCTCCTCAGTTCCCTGACACAATTAGTAAAGAGGATGCCGCTAAGTTAGATGAAGTTCCTGTAGGTTACACACAAATGAGCAGCGGCTTGCTAAAGCTAACCAGTTTAGACGCAGCTCAACAAAACGTAACAGATCAAAACAATGCAGCGATTCAAAAGCTAGTGGTCGAAGAATACGCAAGGATCAAACCTAAAGGCTCGGCGTTTGATTCGGCAGCAATGTCACAAGCTAGACAGAATGTAATGGCTCGTCAACAATAGTGGTGAACTAATGGCAGATTTATCTACACTCAGCAAAGCTGACCTTGAGCTTATCGCTGCTAAAAAATTTGATGAGATATCTCCCGAAGCGCAAGCAGTATTAAATATTAGCTTCCCATCAAAAGAGCCGTCTGCATTTGACAAGTTTGCTTATGCTTATGAATCTGCTGACACAGACCTTGGCAATGCTTTAACGTATCTGGCAAGCGAATTCCCAATGGGGAAGATAGGCATTAACCTTCGCGAAGGTCTGACTTATACGCCGCCAGAAGAAATTTATGGCAAGCAATACATGAACTCTTCGCCCGATGTTAGGCGACGGGTAATGGAGCGCACAAAAGAAATTCAGCTCCAACAAAAATATCCTGAAGCATCTCAGCAAGAAGGTATGGGAGGTGCGGCAGGTATTGCGGGTACGATTATTGGCTCTTTAATGAGTCCTACTACTTTGATCCCTATATCTAAGGCTTATCAAGGATACAAGGGTTTGGCTGTTGTAGGCGCTGCATTTGGCGCAGAGTACAGCGCGTTAGAGCAGCTTGCTAAAACCGGAGAAGTAAATCCACAGGAGCTTGCATCTGCTGCTGCGCTTGGAGCAATTGCTACTCCTGCGACATCAGCTTTAATTAAAACGCTTACCCCTGCTACGCGAAAGGCATTGATTAAACGCAATTCGCCAGAAGCAAAAACAAAAGCAGACAAACAGTTTGATGACATTGAAGAAATTGTGTTTGAACAAAGAGCCGCAGGGGTAGAAAACCTAGATGAAATAAATACAACCGTTCAAAATAGATTAGGCATTGATCAATCACAGCTTGATGAGATATTAATCTTGTCTGACAGAAAGCTACAAGTTCCGTCAGTTGAGAATGCCAATATGGTTATTGAGGCGCGAGCAGCAAATATTGCGCCATCAGCAGCAGCGGGAATGTCTAAAACAGCAGAGAATTTTTTAGGAGTTATATCTACAGGCGTTAAAAACATTAGCCCTAAAGCGCATTCATTGCTTGTTAAAACTGATTACAATATTGCAACCGAATCTTCTAAATATTTAGAGCAAGTTAAACCCCTGACTCAAGTGCTAGACAAAATGAGCAAGACTGACGCTCGCTCTGTGGCAAGA